AACTAAAAGAAATTCAAAATCGTAAAAAAGAAATAGAGGAGATTTGTGCATGAAATATAGAGTAACGATTTGTAGGGATTCTAAATTTAGTAATCCTCATTTTATTATAGAGAAGAAAGTGTTTTTGGTTCTTTGGGAATTCTATCTCGGTAAATATTATTCAGAGTGTTTTGCAAATTCCATTTGTTCAAAATTGAATGATAATTCAGTTAAAAAGGAAGATTGTAATGAGATTAAATAATGTGAAAAAGTGTATTCCTAATAAAAACGATGAAGTTTATACTCCAAAGATATTAGTGGATGTATTGAAGCCTTATTTGCACGAACCAAAAATAATTTGGAGCCCGTTCGATACTGCTGATAGTGAATTTGTAATTAATCTCAGAGAATGGGGGCATGAAGTTATCCATGGTCATATAGATGATGGTGATGATTTCTTTGAATATGAGCCTGAAGAATATGATTTGATTATAAGTAATCCACCTTTTTCAATTAAGATGAAAGTGTTAGAAAGGTTGTATAAATTAAATAAACCTTTTGCAATGGTTATGGGATTACCTATATTAAATTATCAAGTTATAGGTAAGTTTTTTCATGACATGGGTAGTGATTTACAGTTATTGATAGTTGATAAGAAAATTGGGTTCAATGGCTGTACTGCTAGTTTTAACAATAGTTATTTTTGTAGAAATTTATTGCTTGATCAAATTGTTTTCGAGCATTTGGAACATAATAATACGGGTGTAAATTTTGTACCATCCAGGATGTATAGAGGGAAATGGTGTATGTATGATTGGTATATGGAATATTTAAAAAGGAATAAGTTATGAAATATGATCTTATTTTCGGATGTGATCCGGGACTTTCGGGCGGTGTATCTTTATTAAATGAAAAAGGTGAATTGCAATTAGTTGAGCCTATGCCGGTAATAGTTACTGAAGGTAAGGGTAAAACTAAAAAAGGTAATAAGAAAAAAGAGACAAAATTAGATATAGAAAGGTTAAAAGAAATGTTTAATCAGAATAGAGCTCTTAGAGTGTTGGTAGTATTAGAAAAGCAACAGGCGATGAAAAAGGGTGGCCAAACTCAAGGGGTGTCAAGCACATTCAAAACAGGTATGAATTATGGAATCCTGATAGGGCTCTTAGAGGGTTTAAACGTAGAATATGTCATTATACCCTCAGTTACCTGGAAAAACGCTGTAATCGGCAAAAACAGGGAAAAAGGGAGTACTGAGGCTAACAAAAGAGCTTCATTGAAGAAGGCTCAAGAATTATTTCCTAGAGAAGATTTTTTAGCCACTAGTAGAAGTTATGTGCCTCATGATGGCATGTATGAATCGGCTCTTATCGGGTACCATGGGTATTTATTGCATAATGTTGAAAAAGAGTTAAAATTTGCTAAATATGCTGATAAAAATGTTAATTGGTTGAGTGGAGATTAAAATGGGTAGTAATGTAATAAAATTAGATGTAACTAAATACCATGTCGAAGAATGTACTCATTTATTAAAGTGTATTGTACCAAAGTCGAAAAAAGAATACACTATGAAATGTATTGTGTTAGGTGAAACTGAAAATGGTACTACAAAGATTGTTGTATTTGGTCATAGAGACCAAAAGGGAATGGATAATTTAAGACGATTGAGATATGTTAATAAAGATAGGTTGATAGAAAAAAAGGTTTAAAATAAAAATAAGGAAAAATGATGGAAAAAATTAATATAATATTAGTGTTGACAGTAGCTTTAGGATATATACTAGGCTTTTTAGTTACTAGAGGTGCTATTGTGCTGAAAGGATGGCTTGATGAAAGAAGTCAAATAAAAATGTTCAAAAAAGAAATGGAAATGTTTAGAGGCACTATTGGTGGATGTATTGGTGATATGGTCAAAGATAAAAATTGGAAGTCTTGCGAATGTGAGATGCCGGATCCAATAAGAAAGCCTAAAAAGAAACCGGTAAAAAAAGTGGTTAAAAAACCTGTAAAAAAGAAGTCTAGTAACCGTACTAGAAAGGTTTAAAAATAAAACAAAAAGGACAAAATAATGAAAAAAATAATAATATTAATAATGGCTGTAATGTTGGTTGGACTGATGATTGGTTGTAGTGAGGATATAGTATCGCCTGAAATTGATACTGTAGAATATGTAGTAGGTGGAGATTCAGGTGATGTATCTTTATCTTACATAGATGGTCAAGGTGGTACTATAGAAATGGAAAATGTGGAATTACCGTATTCCATTGAATTTCAAGTATTTGAAGATGTACATGGGCATAGTGAATTTGGTTGCTCAGTTTCATCGGTCAATTTGATAAATTATACTAATGTAAGTATAAAAATATACTTTAGTGGTGTGTTGAAAGCTGAAGCGGTACCTGATGTTACAGATACAAATTTTCAGACAGGGTGTATTATAGCTAGAAGTCTATAATTGCTAAGAGCTTATCTGATTTAGAAGTATTTCTGATAAGCTCGAATGATTTAAAAAGGTAATAATAATGAAAAAAACTGTAATTGTAGATATTGATGGTACTGTTGCTAATCCAGGTGAGAGATTGAAATATTTAAAAATGGATCCACCTGATTATGATAGTTTTTATGAAGATAGTTTTAAAGATGAACCTATTCAGAATGTCGTGGATATAGTCAAGCAATTACAGTTTTCATGGAATGTTATTTTTTGTACCAGTAGAAGAGAGTGTGTAAGGGGTAAAACGGCTCAATGGTTGCATAAACATGGCTTACTACATCCACTATACGAAAATAGTCATTACTTACTTTTAATGAGGTCGAATGGAGATCGTAGGCATGATATTGAGGTCAAGCCTGGACTGTTGAAGAAAGCCGGTATAGAATTATCTGATATAGCTTTTGTATTGGAAGATAGAGGTTCAATGGTTAAACATTGGAGAGAGATGGGATTAACGGTATTTCAAGTTGCTGAGGGTAGTTTTTGATGGGTGAAATAGCTATAAGAAATACTATCAAAATTCTCTGTGAAAACAAGAAATCTATATTAAGTAAGATAAAAGAAATGGAAAAGATTGATAAAGATATGAGAGAAATATTTGAAAGTTTCGATGGCTATAGCCCCATAAGGTTAGATTTTAAGTATGACAGTTATGATGAAAACAGAGAAGAAAAATATGTTGATCGTAGTTGTTGGAATCATATTGTAAATTTGTTTAATTTGCATCGTTACATGCTTTGTACTGATTTTGAGAAAATGAGAAAAATGGTTCAAGATTGCCAAACTCCACAATTTACTGAAGATAACGTGAAGGAATGGATCGGGGAGTTAAAGGGCGAAATAATAAAAAGCGTAGAGAAGATGGTAAAAAATGTTTATGAAAGTCTCTGTACTGATCATTATTATACCGGCTCCGGATATTCCAATAGATTAAAAAAGAAGCGAAATAATAACGGTATTGATAAAAATTTTATATGAACTACAAATGATAATTATTATGTTAATCGGGAATATTCTTATAATTATAAGCCGACTGTAACTGATGATTTGGAAAAGGTTTGTTATTTGATAGATGGGAAAGAGTTACCGGATATGGGTATAAAAGAGGTAATGAGGTCGGAAAAGAAGTTGGTGGGTAGCAATAGATATTTTCAGATTAGGGTATGTGGCAACGGTAATACTCATTATAAGATCAATGAAGATGTATTAAAAAAGTTGACGATGCTGGGGCTGATCATAGCAAGATTGGTGAAGCGGTTAAGATAAAAATAATGGATAGGTGGTAAAAAATGAAAGCGTTATTTATTGGTGAATATAAAGATGGTGATGTGATTGATCTACCTGAAGGTATGCATTATTATAATTTTCCGATACCTGACAATCCTATAAATCTTATCAAAAGTGATCCTCAGTATGTGTGGCAGGAAAAATTAGAAGCTTATAAACAATTAGGGATGGAAGGTATAAAAATAATTGATAAGGTTCAAGAGAAAAGAATGATAGGTGGTATTGAACGATTTGTGTATAGAAAGGTTAATGTGGTTGTTGGAAATTTTTGTGTACCGGTAGCGTTTTTTATTCCAAACGATATAGAAGAAAAGAGAGAATATGAATATGTAATGAGTAATTTAATATTAAAGGCGTTTAAGAAATGAGAGGATCAATTGGTTTTATGGGTATGGCAATGGGTTTATTGAGTGATCTTAATGATTCAAGGGAGTCATTTAAGCAGAGAGTAAGGGATGATTGGAAAAAAACTTATAAGATGCCAAGAAAGATGAAAAAGAGAGTCCGGAAAAGTTTGGAATTGGATTGGCAGATAGCTAATTATGATCCGTTCAATATATATAAAAGGAGAAGGTGATGAATGTAGAAAAAGATATTAAGAGAATAGTGACTATGATAAAAAGTAATCCTTATTATAAAACTAAGGCAGATAAAAAATATTTCAATGAAGTAATAAAAAACATATCTCATGTGCCATTATTCAGAAATTTATTCACTGCTACTGAAGTTAGAATGGTAAATTCCATGATAGAACCTAGATGCTGTTATGATAATTCATTAAAAATGAATAAAACATGTAAACTAGGAATGGCAATGGTTATGGGGTGGGTTGTTGAAGATGATGTAATAACGAGTCATGCTTTTAATCATAATTTTTTAACAGGAGAATATATAGATTATACAAGTCTTATAAATGGTTATGCTACTGATTCGATATCAAGAAAATTGAGGTATTATTCTTATGGAATATTTGATGCGAGTGTATATTCTCAGAAAGATTGCCAGCAAATGGGGATGGGTAGAACGTCTAATTATCATTTGGTTCATTATTGTAAAAATAATAACTGTAAAGTAAGCAAAGGTTTATTGAAATCTTCAGTAGATAATATAATGTCAAGGTAGGAGTAAGAAATGAAAAACTGTAAAACCTGTGGAGTAATATCACCTACTATCTGTAGAGCTTGTAAGAATTGTGATAAGTGGATTAAAAAGGGGTAGAAGATGTGTGGTTGGATTGTTGGAAAAATTTCTGCATTAATAGGTTATAGGTTTTGGTTCAGTGTTAATATTGAGTATAGAGACAAGGGCGGTGTGGTTATTTTTAATTATAATAATGAAATAGGTGTGGTAAATAAAAGTTTGGTATTAAATCGTAGAGAGGTTCGGAAAAGTGTTGGTAATGTTTCTGAGTTAAAAAGTGTAAAGAAAAGTTTATTAAGGAATGGTTATATTACTTATTATATTAGGGCTTATTTAGGTTACCTGAAGATAGGAAAGGTATAAAAATGAATAATGATTTCTGTGGTAATAAAGAGTGTAAATGTTTTGAAGAGAAGAGTATAGGGTTTGGTCAAAACAATTGTATTTTCTTTACAGATATTAATAATTGCGAAGAACATAAAGATTTTGCCGGAAATAGTGTTGTGAATAGTGAATCAGAGCAGTTAGAGTTTGAATTTTAGGGAGTAGGTGATGGGAAAATATTTGTTTGGTAATAGAATAAGAGAAGCTGTGGGAACTATATTAAATAGGTTTGGGTATTATAAGGAAGTAACTAATCAAGCAGGGGTAAAATCTAATATAATTGAGAATAAGTTTGGATCTGTGGAAGTAAAATGGCAGGGGGTAGCTCTAAAGAGTTTTTCTGAAGATTTTATAAGAGAAATCGCTAGTAAGGGGCTTGCAGATGAAATTATAAAAAGCGGTTTGATAAAAGTAAATTATCAAGAACACATGGTTCACCATGATAGCAAAATAGTAAACGCTTCGTTGATGGTTTTAGAGGAAATAAAATGAAATATTGTTTAACTTGTAAAGGATTAACTGGTGAAGTAGAGATAATAGAAGCTGGGATTGAAGAAAGTAGTGATGTGTGCCCTTTATGTGGATCTGATGAATTTTGGTATGTAAATGATAAGGAAGAATTAAAAGAGCGTTTGGCTGAAAGAGAGGAAGAAAGGAAAGAAAAGTTAAAGGAAAAGGATAAGTTTACAAAGCCATGGGAAAAGGGAATAGATTATAAAGAGCTTGTAAGTGGTGATATAATAGATATTCATCTTATGAGAGATGATAGTGTGGTTATAGAGGGAACTGAATTTAAAGAAGTGGTGCGAAATTTAGAGGAAGAGATTTGTGTAGTTTTTTATTTTCCTGAATGTAATCGTAGAAGAGAAGGTTTTTATATAGTCGGTCTTGGATATGCGGTAAAGAAAGAGGGAAAGAAATGAGTAGATTTGTAGAAATATGTGGTGATTATATAGATTTAAATGAAGTAAGAATGGTAACTGCTATTAGTAAATCGGGAAGTGGAGCTAATTGGCAAAATTATAAAGTGTGGTTTAAAGGTAGTAATGAATTTCATGTTTATTATCAGTATAGAACGGCTGAAGATAATTATTTCCCTAGAGAGAAATTTATTGAGTTGTTAGATGGGAAAAAGAAAGGTAGGAAGTAGATGGTACAAAAAGTGATGTTAAAATGTTATTAAAGAGCTATAAAGGAGTAGAGAGATGAATGATGCAATAGAAAAATCAAAATATAATAATTGTGCCCTTTATTTTACTGGAATATGTGACGAGATTGCTATACTTATTCCAAAACTCTACAAAGATGGATATTTGAAAAGTCCTTTTGGTGGGCATCATTGCAATAAGCAGTACCATGAGTTTATGGACTTATATATATCCTATGTAGGAGATTTGATTGATGTAGATGGTTACCTAGCAGTAGAGTTTGGTTTACAGACTTGGAGTAAAGGTTACATCAAAGGGGTAGAGGCGGTTATGGAAGGGATAAAGAAAGTTTTCCCTAGAGTTCTGACTTATAGAAGGTGTGATGCAAATGAGTTTTGGAAAATAGTGAGTATATAATGAGTGAAGCAATAGAAAAATTAAAAGACAAGGCAGACTCTTTAGAATGTGATAAGGATATTATCAATAGAGAGATAAGAGGGATTTATAAAGAGATTGAGATGTTGGAACAGCCAAACAAATTGACTGATAAGATGATATTGAATTCTAGGCGTTGTCCTGTCTGTAGTGGTAGAGGATATATTTTAAGTCAGTTAAACAATAGGTGTGGAACTTGTCAAGGTAGTGGGGTAAGACAATGAATGATTATCAAATGTATGAAGAGGGTAGGAAGGAAGCTGAGAGCAAAATAAATGTTTTGCTAAAAGAGGTAGACAATATCTTGAACAATAGTACTCCTAAAAGTAATAACATATTTTATGAAAGTATATTGTATATGGCAAAAAACGGTACAAGATACGGAACTTCTGTTGGGTTCCCTGTTAAGATTAAGGATAGTACCAAAATGAATGATAAAAGTGTTTTAAATGATGAAAAGGGAGTAGAAAGTGGCAAAAGAAATTAAATTAAGAGATTATGTTTATCATCCTGAGTGGTCTGAAGAGCAAGATGGTTTTTTATTAATACCTGCAAATGTAAGACGGATAATTGAAACTGCAAAAATATCAGATAATGATTACGCTAAAGACGAAAAGGGTGTTGAATATCTATTGGCTTTTGATACAAGATATCCTCATAGAGATAATAAGTCAGTAAGGATAGATGATATATTTTTAAATGAAAAGGATGCTTATAAATATATTGCTGAAGAGATGAAAAAGAAGTTGAAAGTTTTGGAAGATAGAGTTCAAAGGTACAAAAAAGTATTAATAACGATTGATAAAAGTTCAAAAAGGGATTAAAAATGGCAAGACCGATCAAATTATGGAAAGATAAGGAACTTTACGAGGGGTTTTTGCACCTTTTAAATAGGGGGTATAGTATTAAGATGGCCTGTAGGAAGTTGAAGTTAGCTCACAGAACAATTTGCTATTATATTCAGTATGGAAAGGAGGCGGAGGAGAAAATAGCTAATGGTGAAAAGCTGAATAAGAAGGAAAGAGGATTCTATGAGTTTCTGCATAAGGTAGAGGAGGCCAGGGCTAAGAATTATGAGAATTTGCATTGTGATATAATGAAAGGTACTAGAGATGATCCTGCTTTTGCGCTTAGAGTGGCTAGCATAAGGTTTCCAAAGGAATGGGGTGTGCCAAAGAAGGGAATTAGTGTTACTCAGAATAATGATAATAGTTCTGAGAGTACCGGTAATCCTAAGTATAACAATGAAACCGGAGAGACTATCCAGGATGCAGAGGTTGTAGAAGATAAGGTTCTGAGTCAGAAAGAGATGCAGGAGAAGTTGGTTGAGTTTGAAGGATTGAAATTGTTGGTGACTTCTAAGAGGTTGACGATGGATGAATTAAAGATTAAGGAAGCTGAAGGGATTGCTGAGATTGAGAAGAATAAGAAGGGAGGTGGGAAGTGAGTGATATATTTAAGAGAGGTCAGGTTGTTAGAGTTAAAGATAATCATGATGATGATTGGGAAGATGATATATTTGGGAACTTTGATGGTGTTAACTCGAGTTATCCGTATAATTGTCTAAGGGAACAGTGGAGGTATTGTAGGTTGCCTTCTACGGAAGAGTATAAGAGATTAAGGGAGGGATATAATGAATGAATTTTTAATAGATATGCTGTTAAACAGGTTTAATATATTTTGTATTGGAATGTTATGTGGAATGGCTGCTTATATGCTACATCCTAGAGTAAAGATTATGCCTAAAGTTGAGAAGAGGGGTAGAAGGTGCCGGATATGTAGAAATAGAGTAGGGAGGGCTTGTAATAGAGATTGGAAGCCGGTAGAATTAGAAGGTACTTGTGAATATTTTAGATTAGGCTATATAGAGGTGAAAGGGAAGATGGAAAAGCCAAAGCTAAAAGAGATTACTCCTGGACAATCGATAATTGAAATGATAAATGTAATGAGTTATAATCATAAGATGATGACTGATTATACAGAGTATCTTGAAGAAGAGAATAAAAGATTAAAGGAAAAGAGGAGCAAATAATGGCAAAAACGAGTGAAATGCAGAATTTCTATCATAGACTGATGGAACTAAAGGATGATGGGTATAATGTTGATATTGAGTTATCGCATAAGAATTGTGCTATCTATACGATATCGAAAGAAAACGGTAATGCGAAATACCAGGATTGTGTTATTATGTACAATGGAGATGAAGATGAAGAGAATTCGCAACCTATTGATGATATTGACTTTGAAGAGTTAATGGAAAGGTTGGAAGAGATTGTGAAAAAGATTGACAGTGTGTTATAAATGAAAAGTATATTAGGTTATATAGCATGGTTAGTAGGGGTTTTAATTCTAATAATAATTCTTACCCGGGCAACTAAGGGTTATTTCTATAGGATAACTCATGAAGATCTAGTCAAAGAGACTATTAGAGAGATGGTTAAAGAGGGGGCTTTGAAGTGAATGAATGGTTAATATCTTATATAGTTCGTGATACTACCGGTAAGACTGTATTTATAGGATCTTATGTAAAAGAATCTTCAGGAATTTTTAAGGAAGATATGGAGTCTATGCAAGATGAAGCTTTAAATGATGTAAATTGTAAGAGTGCGGTTTTGTCTGAGTATTTAGGATGTGTAGCTGAGGTATTAGGGTTCAGTAAATTTAAATAAAAAGTTCTTGACATTTTGTAGTGTAATGTGTTATAATGTAGTCAACTTGTAGGAGAGAATTATGGATAATGAAAAATTAAAGCATACACCGGCACCGTGGAAAGTGGTATTAAATAATCCTTGTACACTTCCACTGAGCCATACAATAAAGCAAGATGATAGTGTGGAGTGCCCTATTGCTAATCTATGGGTTGGTGGCGGTACAAGAGGGAAACCAAGACAGATTGCCAATGCCCGATTGATCTTGAAGGCACCGGAAATGCTGGAAGCTCTGATTAAGATATATGAGGCTCAAGTAAGTAGTAAAGCAACACTAGCAAATCTAAATGGTGCGATATCTCAAACAAAGTTGCTTATCGAAGAAGCTTCAGGAGTGAAGATAGAGGAGTTGATGAAATGAACCGAGTAAGATCTAAGAGTAAGATGATAACAGCTATAATACTGTGGAAGGGGTACGGTCATAGAAGGAGTAAAAGAGAGGGTAGGGAGCAATTGAAAATACTATCAAAGAGTACTATAACAAATATGTTTAATGGCTCTGCTTCGATATATGGGAAGAAAAGATGAAAATAGAAGGAATTACTATGGATTATTTATATAAAAGTTTTGAAGAGTATGCAGAGGGAATGTTAAGATGTAACTTAATGCCACATAATCATGTTGTAATAAAATCCTATAAAACTATTTGGGATATAGCAAGGTCTGAGAAGATAAAGGATCCTGTACCGCCTAAAGCAGAGTTGAAGCCTGGTAATAAGTGTGAGGAGAATGTGGGAATTCATAAAGATATACTTAATGGCTGGGAACCTTTAGAAGAAGTAGAAAAGAATAAAGTAATAGATGTAAATGTTCCTAAAGGTTACGAGTTAACAGGTGAATACCGGAAGCCAAAGAAGGGTGAATGGTATTTATCTTCGGATAGATTTAATAGGGTTAATCAAGTTAAACAAGCCACAGTTCAATTTAGCACTTATGGTCAGTTGATATTAAGAGAGAAAGAGCTAAGGTGCGTAAATTGTAAAATTAATGTATGGTGTCCAGGTTTTAAGCCTACAAATAAATGCGATTTAAACCAAGAGGAATATGCCATAGTTTTGAAAAATTTTGAGGAGAAAGTTTTGGAAAAGAATACAAGTGATAAATATATAAAGTTGACTGATTGGAATGAGGTAGCAATCAAAAAAGAGTATGGTGAATGTTATTATAAGCTTAATGGTGGAGAGAAAATTGAAAAGTCCGAAAATGGTGATTCGATGGATTTAACTATGGAATATTACAAGCTCAATCCTGATTACTGTGAATTTAAAGATGATGAACTGGTTGCCGGTAGATTTGGAGATTATGAGTCAGGCAGAGTAAAGTATGGTTTATTTAAAGATGTTAAGAATAACACTCATTTCATGGATATTCGTAAAATTACCGAAGCTGAGTGGAAAGTGTTGAGGGGTGAAGCAGATGAAGAAGGGTGAGTATAAATGCGCTGTATGTAAAGTAGTGTTTAAAGGAGATAGGAGTGATGAAGAGGCGATAGAGGAATCTAAAGAGCTCTTTGGCAATGTACCGATGGAAGAGTTAGAAGTGGTATGTGGCGATTGTTTTAAAAAGATGGGGTTGGATAAATGAACGTACCGATATTACTAGTTTTAAAATATTTAGCGTTATGGATGGTCTGTTATTATGTTCCATGGCTTATATGGAGATTTATAATACATCCTGAATATAGATGGCACCAAAGAGGTAATATTTGTTATGATGAAAGGAGGGCTGTATCTTTGGGTATAGGTGCTGTTATCTTTGTTATAACTTTGTTAATAGCGTATGACATTCTTACGTTTAGTTGGAAATAGGTTAAGAGAGGTAAAAAATGAGCAAATTCAAAGTAGGTGATGAAGTAAGGGCTAAGAGGGATCTATTGCCTTGTAGTGATGTTAGAGGGTTTAAGAAAGGTGAAACAGATGTAATAACCTCAATGAATGAATTCTATTTAAGGTTTAAAGGTAGTGAAACGGGAATAGCTGAAGATGAATTTACGTTGGTAGAGAAAGAGAAAAGTGTGTTAATACCGGTAGAATTGGTGAAGAAAGCAATGGGGTTAATTTATAATGGTTGGAGAGAATACAGAGAAAGTGGATGGGTGTTAGAAAAGGATCATTCAGGTGCTAGAGAAACAATTGATAAGCTTGAAGTATTGTTGAGGGGGAAGTAAAGTGGAAAATTTAACAAGAATGGAATGGTTTAACTTAATAGCAGGGGTGCCGATAATGTTTTGGCAAATAGAATACATTATGAAACGTAGGTGGATTGGTTGGCTGATTGTTATAACGTTGCCTGGGTGGATAATAGCGTTAGTTAAGTTTCTTAAATTTAATGGTTGGTTGTAGGGGTAAGTAATGGGAACGAAGGATGAAATGTACATAGAGGAATTGGAAGAAGAAAATAAAAAACTCAGAGAAGCTATAATAGACATGTATGCTAATCAAATGGATGATCCTATGGATAGGCCGGAAGGGTATAGTGTAGATGAATTGGTTGATATCTGTAAGCAATCGGGAAAAGTTTTGACGATGGGGTATATGCAAGAGTTGAAGGCTGAGATTGTAAGGTTGAAAGCTGGGAATGAAGATTATAAATTGCCTCTGATAGAAGTAGATGCAAATGAACCGCTTATTATATTTTATAAAGATAAGGTGTCTTTAGAAGAAGTTAATAGCAATAAGAAGGATTATCTGATGTCGGGAATATTGGCAAAAGAATCTGATATAGGGTTGAATATGAAATCTTCAGAGTCTGAAGTAAATCAGGTTTTTCAAGAAAGAAATATTCCAATAGATGCTCATTTATCTGTATGGATATATCCGAAATCAATGAGTTATGAAGAGGCAGAGAAAGCGGTTATAGAGATATTGAAAGATTTTAATTATGCAGGTAGAACGTATACTACTTATTCATTGCATAGAAGAGTAAATTTCTTGGTGAAGTTGAAAGAAGAGAAAAGCTGTGATAATTGTGCTGTAGAAAGGTTTAGAGCAAATTGTTCTGCTTCAATGTGTGATGGTGAGAATATGAATGGTTGGGTTAAGAAGGAGAAATGATGGCTTAATAAGCAAATCTATTATAAGGAGAAAACAATGGAAGAGTTAAAAACAACTCTCGTTACCAAAATTGGTGAGCAATTGAAAACGGATAAAATTAATATCCAATTTTTAGATGTGCTTAATCGATTACTTGGTACGGTTGATAATTGCTTACGAAAATAATAAGCAATTTAGAAAAGCGGATATGAGAGAAGTTGTGTTAAATTTCTCATATCCGTAAAGTAACTGAAATAAAAAACGTTTTATGCAATAATCTTTGGGAGAGGGTTTACAATTGGATTAGCAATATGAAGAAAAAGATTATGACAAAAGGATCCATGAGGATTTATTAAATTACGGTAAAAATTATTGTAACAAACTGTATTGGGGTTTAAAGTATCATAAGAATACCCGTGGTCAAAGAATGAACTATGGGAAGTTACCGTTTCAGGTAGAAATTTATAAAGCATTACAAGAAAATAGAGAGGTAGCTGTTTTGAAGTCGGTTCAGAACGGTATATCAGAAACATTTATAGTTAGCCATCTTGAAGAAGCTTATAATGGGTTGACTATTCTTTATGTTCTGCCAAAAACTCAAACAAGAAACACATTCGTTCAGAACAGAGTAAACAAAGTTATCAAACAAATTCCGTTTTACCAACAACAGATTAAGAACGCTCCAACAAGTGCTGATAGTGTTGTTTTGAAGTTTTTTGGTAATAAGGGTGGGGTAATGAAGTATGTAGACAGTAATAGTGCTTCTAACTTCGTTGAATTACCTGCTGATGCTCTTTATATCGATGAAGAGGATATGTGTAACCAAAAGAACCTTGCAATGGCTCCTGATAGGCTGGAGAGCTCAGAATACAAGTATATTAGAAGGGTTGGGAATCCATCGATAGAAGGATTTGGAATAGATATAGCATTTAAGGCTGGAAGTCAGAATTGGTGGAATAATAGATGTGAACACTGTGGTAAATATCAAATATTGGATTGGTATGAAAATGTAGTTAGAGAGATAGATAAAGGTGTGTTTGATTTGCTGGATATGAGATATGATTTATATAATTTAGCAGATGAACCAGGAAGTGTAAATATTTATTGCAAACACTGCCATAAGCCTATGGATCGATTAAGTACCGATGCTCAATGGGTAGAGAAGTATAAAAGAGAGAAAGAGAGTTTTCAGATATCGAAATTGTTTACACCGTTTACCAGTATAAGAGAATTATCTACAAAATTTGCCAAAGCTACAGAGAACGCTACAGAGCTTCAGATATTCCATAATTCGGATCTAGGATTACCGTACAGTGCTTCAGGAGCAAAGGTAACCTGGGATATGATAAATAGTTCTAGAGTAAATCAATACTTTTGTCCTGAGATTAATCTTGATGGATTGGTATGGGCTGGTGTTGATGTTGGTAGCATGAATAATATAGTTGTTAGAAAAATGGTGAATGGGAAAAAGAGAGCTTTATATATCGGTACCTCAAGAGATGAAGGTGAGATAATAAGAGTGATAAGGGATTATGGAGTAAAATGCTTAGTAATTGACTCATTGCCTGAGACACGGATGGTTGAGAGATTAAAAAATGAATGTGATATAATTTATAGTTGTACGTTTTCTCAGGTTGTACAGCCTTCGGTAGATAAGAAAAAGAAGAAGGTGAGTGTAAAAAGAACTGCTATGTTAGATAGGATAGTTGAAACATTTGCCAAAGATGAATACGAGAATCCAATAAATATTAAAGATGTAAAAGATTATTATGATCAAATGTGTAGTAGTACTAGAATATTAGATAAAGAAAGGAATCCACCTGATTATGTATGGAGAGAAGTAGGAGCTGATCACTATTTTCTAACTGAAGGGTATGCTGAGATAGCTTTAGAGATAGCTAGAAGCAAGATAGATTTCAGTTATTTAGATGATATTGTGAGCCCGGAAGTAAAAGATGAAGGTCAACCTATGCATGAATTAGCAAAGAAAACGGATGATTCTGCAGGGGTGCTTAACAAAATATTCAATCGGAACATGTTTGGTGGCCGGGGTGACTGAAATACAATTAATCGCTAGTGTTGTGATAGCGATAATGAAAGAATTAACCGTTATTAATCCTTATGATAAATTTGGAAATGATCGTGTAGAAGTGGATTATTTTGTTGAGGATGGAGTCTTTAAGATAATTTTTTTCGATGAAAACAATGATTTTGATGAAGAGTGGTTGGATAGAGTTGCAATGACATTCGTTAATACGATAGTTCCTAAAGGTTTCAAATTACAAGTAGCACTAATGAAAAAATAAAAAAGTAGTTGACATTTGTAGTAAGTTGTATTATAATGTAGTCAAGTTAAGTAAAGGGGCTAGGTTATGCATGTTAAAGAGTATTTAAAATGTTCTGTAGGTGGCTGTGATAAAAGAGCTATTGAAACAGTAGCGGTTAAATCTGAATCAACTAGTTTTCAAGATGCTGATTTTTGTGCATTACATTTAGATATGTTAAAAGGTCAATTGGAATATTCTATTGGTTGCTCTGTTATACCTACTAAACTAATTTGTAAATGTGGTAAGCCCTTATTTATGAATAGCACAATGTGTATGGACTGCTTAAAAAGTTATCTAAGATCTACTAATAATCCTACGTTACCGTTGATTGAAGAATTAGAATTGAAATTAAAAGAGTTGGATAAGAATCAGAAACATATTGATCAGTTGGAAATGGAAAAGTTTCTTAATTCAGATTTAGGTGAGCCTTGGACTGAGAAGGATAGTGAAAAAGGAGTTATAAAATGCCCTAAGTGTGGTAAACAATTTCATAAAGCTTTATACACATTAGGATTTATACATTGTAATCCTGAAGGTTGTGGGGAGTTTTTTGATATCAATACTTTAGAAATTTTACCTAAAAATGAAAAAGGTCAAGTTGATTTAAAAAAGGAATAAATTATGGCAAAAGGTAACAAACTAACAGATATCTCAGGATTAAAATTCGGTGATACGTTCAAATATTATGATGGTGATTATGAGAGTGCTGTATATTATTCTCATAGTCTTAAAGAAGATCGTGTTACAATGGAAAATTTAGATGATGGTGATTCGGTAGAGGTATATACAGAAAATTTAAAAGGGTGGTATTATTGGAATGAGTGAAAAAGAAAAATTTATTGATTACACAATGGAAACCAAAGGGTATTGCTATTCTGATTTTGTAGAAGAGGGTGGAGAGTTTGTTTTATACCCTATTCAAGAGTTATGGAAAAAGTGGATAGGTGGCAAACTATGAATAGCCTACAGCAACAAATCAAAGACGGGCTTAACGTGTATATAAAATTACCGTGGACAGAGAAAACATATCAGAAAATGAGAAAGGCGTTTCCAGATGTGTTTGGGCTTAGTACTTTGTCAACGATAAAAACAGGTATATATTTCAAAGAACATAAAATGAAGTATATAAAAGCATTTTCTTTTCTTAACTGTATTATGGGTGCAGCATATAATAAGGCAGACCGGAAAGCTGATATGAAATCCGAAAACTACCGTATAATGTCTTGCAACTCTTTTATGAGGGAGATGGGGAAATGAAATTCAAAAGACAACCTAAAGAATATGGCGGATGGACTATAGATGTTGAATTATTAAGTAGTGTATCAAATGGATTACACGAAGATACAACATTACACCTTGAAGAAATAGAAGAGGTATTGCTTGCACTTGAATTAGTGGATATGACAATATCATTAAGGACACCTAAATGAATATAGATAATGATATAGATTTAAGTTTTAGATTATGGCTGAAGGTATCATTCGGTATTGATGATGCTATGATTTTAGATTTTAACACCCTTATGCAAGCAGTCGAAAAGATTAATACATCGAGTGGTAATGTAGACGGGAACCGGCTGTATATAAGAATGGAGCGTTATTATTGGCAGATAGTCAAGTGGGATGGGAATCAAAAGTTTGTAACATTCAAGTTTGATAAATACAACGGAATGTTAAATGCTCTTAAGGAAGCATTACATTTTATATATAAGGAGAGTTTGAAGTGAAATACAAAGGTAAATTTTTTAGATTTAATTGTGGTTGCAGAGCAATAGATGATCCCTGTTGTTGCAAAATAAATTATGAGGCAGAGTTAAAAAGTGATAGAAAGGCTTTAAAAGATTGTGTTAAAGATTTCTCGAATCAAATGAGTAAAAAACTAATTAAAAAATCAAAGGTGAAATCAGGTTGGGATTCAGAATCTTTTAGTGAAGAAGATATAAAAGAAATGCTTCTTGACCATATAGAAAAAGGTGATATGGTTGATGTAGCAAACTTTGCAATGTTTATTTGGAATAGATCAAATGACTAAACCGAAATCCAAAAGCAAAATGATAAAAGCATTGAGGGAATAGATAATGGGAAATGATAAATCAAATAGCTATTTATTAATGGCGCAATGTAAGGAATGTACTGCCGAATGTTTTGCTATGACAAAAAATGATTTAGTCGGCGCAGATTTTAATAAGTTAGGAATAAAATGCAATAGTAAGTTTAAGAAAGTAACTTCTAAATCAGAAATTACAAAGCTATTCAATGAAGCAATAGCGACAAGGGGAAAATGAATGGAACTATATTATTTTGGGTGCATAGACGTGGCTGGCCATTACTGGCATTCAGTTGATGACGATGGAGACATAAGAAAGTATGATATAAATAGGCATAATGAATTAAGAGGCATAGTGAATGGTATTGATGGATTGTTTGTGCCTAGTAGTTCTGAAGGACTGGCCAGAATAAACTATGTTTACAATTATACTGTTGTTAGTTTTTCTGATTACTCAGTTGATAAAAGGGGTGGTTGCAATAGCAATTTTATTATAGGTGGTATATATAACTATAATGATGCGATTGAGATAATAAAAACAAAATATAAATGCATATATGATAGGTTTAAGTTTGAAATAAAAGAATGGACACCAAAGGAAAAATCTAATGACTAACTGGAAACCAACAGCAGAACAAAAAGCTCTACTAGGAGAATATAATAGATTTGAGGTGGCAGAATGATGAACGCAGAGCAATACCTAAATGTTGCCCTTGGTGGTAATATGAATATCAGTACACTAACACCGCTGGCATGGCACGAAATTATGGAAGATTATGCAAAGTATCGCCTCAAACAATCCGACAGCGATAGTGTGAAATCTTGTAAAATCTGTGGCTGTACACTACATATGTACGAAGGATATTTGCGATGTGCAGAGTGTGAAGAAAAAGAAATGAAGTCAAAAAAAACTAGGTAACTTCAAATAACAAAGGGTGATGAAATTATAAATATCTATAATTCGATTATATATGGTTTATGAAAATATAAATAATGATAAATAAATCGTTTTGGGTAAAATTTAATTCGTTAGGCATTTGGTATAACAAACACGATAAGTCAACCGGGATAGTTCCCTGGAATAGATTACAAGTGTTACCGGTAATGATGTATAGATTGGCAATAAGATTCGTATTAGAGAGGTCTGAGTAAGTTATATGTGGAAAGAAGTTGAAGGTTTCTCTAATTATGAAATAAATAAGTCGGGTACGGTTAAAAGTAAACGAACTAAACGTATTATGAAATTTGGTTGGAGAGGTTCTAGGGGTGGTAAATACCCTTATATAAATCTAAAGAGAGATGATGGTAAATTTGTTAAACAGAGTGTTCATCGAATGGTAGCTGTTGCATATGTGCCTAATCCTGATAATAAGCCTGAAGTAAATCATATAGATACAGATCATGGTAATTTTCACTATACAAATTTAGAGTGGCATACGAGATCAGAGAATATGAAACATTGTTTTAAAAATTATAGTTGACAATTTAATACAAATGTGTTAAGATGTGTTAGTAAGCTAAAAAAGGGATAGGAAAAAGCTATGGGAAATAATGAGAAGAAAGATGAAACGGTTCGGATAGATTCTGAATCGTATAAGACAATTAAGGAAAAGTCAGTGAAAGATGATCGGTCAATCAAGAAAACTATTAAGCGGATAGTGGATTTTTACAAAAGCAATAAGGAAAAGAAGTGATAGAAATGACTAAGGTTGAAACTACTAAAGGTTGGGTTCATATTAATATGAACTATAAGCAATTTTGCCGTATGCTAAAAGAATCTCCAAATTCAGAGAAGTACATAGAGGCTGAGAAATATGTTTTTAACGATAGTAGTGTGAAGCCAACGATGCTGACTAAAGCTCATATTGTTAGAGTAGAACCAGGCGAAACGGTAAAATAATTATGAAACAGTGGATCTTAGATAAATATAATGGCGGTCAAAGTGAGTTTGAAGTTGTTCATACGTCAAAAAGTTTATATGACTTGAAGCATTTATACACTTCTATAGATGGTGTTGAAAGATACTCTTCTATAAAATTATATGACTTTATCTACAATCCTAAATACGGCTTTGCTAAAGCTATTTGGGGTGAAGATATGGTTTGTAGCGATACCGGTAATAGTGGTTGTGATGAATGTGATTGTAAAAATTACGATAAATGTGTTGGTGAAATTTCTAAGTATTGGTATTTCTTGAAGCAGATAGTATTGTTTGAGGATCCGGAAAAGTATTTAGAGATGATTAAAAATAAATTAAAATAAAAGGAAATTAAAATGGGTGTATCAAGAAGAAGATGTGAAGTATGTGGATGTATGAGAAAAAAGGCTCATGAGAAGAAAGCTTTAAAAGATGATAATGAATGTGTGGTTTATACTCAGAAAGATGATCCGAAAACATATCCGTGGAAAGCTTCATCAATAGGCGCAGGGGTACATAAAATTTCTTCAGGAAATACGCCTCATACTAAAAGAGAGATGAAACGGGCTAAGAAGCAGAGAAAGAAGAAAAATAAGAATAGAATGATTAAGCAGGGAATACTTGCTTCAATGTATAATAAAATATTTGAAAAACACATTAAAAAACCTGTTGTCAAGCCGGCAGTAAGCAATCCAATGAAAGCTGAGAAGAAAAGTGGTAAGAAACAGGGGTTCTTCTCTAAACTATTTAGGCGTAAAACAGTATGAGTGTAAAGCCGGAGCCGGTTATAACCTATTTTATGAAGCTACTGATCGTTATAGTTGTAACAATGCTTATAATGGTCGTAGTGGTAGCTGTTGATGAATATGTCAACAAAGATAAAAAGCATAGTCGGACTGAACAAATGAGGTTACAAGAAAAGGTTATAGAGTGGATGCCAAAACAATAGAGAAATTTTCTAAATCTGCATGTCCTAGTTGCAGAAAGCACAACAACTGTAGTGGTGAGCATATGGCTAACGGCTATGGTTGTGGTCAATTCGAGGATAATGTGGAAGATATTACTAAATCTAAAACTAATGTTAATGGCAAAAGGTTGGTAAGTGTTTAAATTAATTGAGATGATAAGTAAACTTTTTCGCAGAAATAAGAAAGTTTCAAGAACTATTGTTGAGAGATGTGGAAACGGTGTGATAGTTAAAAGTAGCGAGAAGTGATGATTTGTGATTGCGGTAATGAGATTAAGAATGTTAATAAGCTTACTAAATTAGAAGCCGAATGGACTGAATTTGATGGGTGCGATAAATGTAAAGGATTTATTGAGGAAGAAGCTGTTGAAGAAGTTGTTGAAGAAAAAGCAGTGGTATTTGAAGGTAAAAGAAAGAGTAGATTTTAGAAGGAATTTAAAGTGTTGGTAAAAATAGAAAAATTAGAAGAAATTGAGAAAATTTTAAATGGGTTGATAAAAACTCCTGATGTAACTAAAGAAAATCATAAATATTATGGAATGAAGTTAAATACAATATCTGATCTATTAGAACGGCTTCGATTAGTTCATGACGGGCGTAAAGATGCATTAATCAAAAGAATAGGTGTTATAGGTAACGGAAGTAATAAGATGCATGAGACTCATAAGGTTTATTTAGGTGGCAATCGTATTATAGGCAGATCTTAAGAATGGATAATATAAGATTGAAAAGCATTCTCAATGATTATAAGATTGGGTTAGTAGGTATTGATAAAACAGCAGAATTAATTATTGAGCTAAATAAAGCTAAAGGGAAAAAGTGTAATACTTGTGAGAAGGAAGGAAAGGGTTGTAGTTTCTGTTTTAATTATAGCCTTTGGGAAAAAAAATAAAAGGAAACTATTATGTTTGGGAAATTAATAAATTCAGTGATTAAAGTAGCGACTCTACCTATCGATATCGTAGAAAGCGGTGTAGATGTAATAACGGGTGGTGATGGATCGAAAGAGAGTAAAGAAAATTCAGGTATGCCTAGACTTGGTGAATTAAGAGATGGGATATGTAAAGGTATTAAAGATACCCTGGATGATTAATGAATCAGATCGCAATGCAATTCACTATTGAAACTATCGGTAAATTAATCGGTAAGTATGTAGAGAATGTTGCGATCTGTTATATAATATTATTCATAATTAATTATCCAGTTAGATTTGAAATAAGTATACTGATAGGAATTCTCCTTACAATCGGTGGTGCTGTTAGATCAATAATAATAAAGAAATTCAAGAAATATATCAATAATTGAAATTGACACTATAGCTATAAAACTCTAAATAACATACAATAATAATGTACCAGTTAAAAAGAGCCCTTTGTATGTTGAGAAAAAATTTTATTAGTTATAAAAAGCCGTAAACGAAAGGGTTATTTACCACTGGAAAAGGGTAGGTAACTATAAATGAAAAAACTTTTATTAAAAGCAATTGGAAAGTATGGAAGTGGAAAACATCAAGAAAAAGTACTAGTCAACCGTGGCGGTAAAACGTTTTATCAAACTAGAACAGTTGGTGCAAAAGATAAAGAAAAGACTTCGGGTGGTGGTAGCTTGGGATCTAATATAAGATATGAAAAGAATACTGGATTTTATCAAAAGAAAACAGATGGTGGTTGGGTAAATCTAACCAAAGATAAAGCTAAGGCTCAAGCCTACTCAGCTAAGAATAAAGAAGTTACCGGTTCCTCTATCGGTGCTAAAAAATTAAAAACATTTACAAAACGTCCTCACATAAAAACTGGTGCGAGGGTTCGTATATCGAGTACTGCTTCGTCAATAGGTAAAGGAATTATCGGAACCATCAAAGAGATTGGTGATGATTTTGTCCGTATAGTTGATGAAGCAGGAAAGGTATTTAGAGTCAGCCAGGCACAATTAGCAATTGCTAAGAGTTCGAATTATGATTATGAAGCACTTATGAAAGCTGAAGATTATAGAGTGTTGCTTGAAGAGTTGATTAAGGCCGGAGCACATAAGTATAAAAGAAAGAAAAAAGTAAATGGCAAATGGGTTTATGATTATGGAAAAGGGTATGGCAAGGGTCAATCTAGTTTCAAAACTGCCAGGGAAGAACTAGAAGCTTTAAGAGAGTGGAAAAACAGGAAAATATTAGTTATTAAGAAACCTGAAGATACTGTAAAGGTTGAAGTCAAAGAGGTTAAGAAGGAAATTATTAAGCCAGTAGTTGAAAAGAAGAAATTGGTAATAGGTAAGAAATTAACTACCGATGAAGTCGAAGCTAAGTATGAATTGGAAAAAAGACAATCTCGTACAGGTTATATAAATGAAAAAGAATCTGCTGTTAAGAATATAGGTGAAGATGTACTTGGTGCAGGTCGTCACAAATTTGATACTTACTCTTTAGAAGATATGGAAAAGATGGGTGTAGCAGGTAAATATTTCAATAAGAGTCATTTATACGGTTCAATAGATCCTGATATAGAACAGCGTAGAAAGTCAGGTGATAGTAATAGTAAAATTTATATGATGTATGCTTTGCAACGTTCGTTAAAAATAACTGTAGCAAATGATCCTGATGCTAGAAGACTTTATGAAGAATTTCATAGAATAATTACTCATGCTGATGCCACAGCTAAAACAGGAAAAGATTTATTACAATCTATTAATGATAATTGGACAGTAAAGTATAGTGTTCAAAATGGAGCTTATGTTTTCGGTAGTAATACTAGAGGCGATTATATTAGGTTAAGAAAGCGTAAAAAAGATGTTATTGGGAATAAAACTTATAAACTTTTATATGAAAGTGGTAAGAGTCTTGATGATATGGATTTAAAGCTTGTTGATAATGAAGAAATATTTAAAGAACTAATAGACCAATATTCACCTAAAGAACATAAAAAAGCTCATGTATCTAAACATGATATTGTCTCTATTAGTGATGAAGACATGCCGAGATTTTTATACTATGCTCAACAAAATGCAAAGCAATCTACACCTGCTATGGGTTGGGAAGCTGTAAGGGATGCTAGTAAACCTTTATATGATAAATTACTTGTAAATACAGAAGAATATAATGCCAAAGCTGAAGCTTTTTCGAAGAAAACTGGGAAAAGAAAATGGTGGTTTAATGATACTGAAGAAGGTAAAAAAATAAGTACTGAAAGAGAAAAGATACAATTAGAACTAAAATCTATCGGTAAAGAAAAGATAACTGAAAAAGATTTGAAATTAGTAGTTCATGGAATGATGAAAAGAGGTACGAGAGCTAATATAAGTATAAATTCTGATAAGATTAAGAATTTTAATACTCCATTACAGATTGATTTGCCTGTAGAAAAAGTGACATTAGTTGAAGAAAAAGAGGGTGCAAAATTAATTGATCCACCTGAATTGAAAGTAGGTACTGAGGACTATGTTAGAAAGGGTGGTAGGGTAGTTCCAAAAGGAATAAAAGCAATGCAAAAAGAACTTTCAGGGTCAACGGTAAAAACAGAAGACGCTTTAGGGAATACAGTTTATAAACAGAGTGGTGAATTATCAAATACAACTATGAATTTTAAATCATTGCAATATGGTAATAGTGTAACTGATAGCGAAAGAGAGCATCATACAAAAGGTGCTTTAGGTGCTTTTAAAGATTTATCTGAAATCACCGGCATACCTGAAAACGAAGTTTCTTTTAGTGGTCGGTTAGGGTTAGGTTTTGGTGCTAGAGGTAAAGGTAATGCGTTAGCTCATTACGAGCCTGATACATTTATGATTAATATGACTAGAAAAAGAGGGTTTGGGTCTTTAGGTCATGAGTGGTTCCATGCTTTAGATAATGTAATATCAAATGTATCTACAAACAAACCTTATAAGGGGTTGGGTTACGGTGGTATGGCTACCGAAGGTCAATTAGATCCTGATAGCTCTACAGCTACAATAATTGGTGGAAAAATAAAAAAAGTAACTGAAATCATTGTTCCTGAAATGCAAAAAAAGCTAAAAGGGTATCAAGGGTATTGGAGAGAACCTAAAGAAATTATGGCTAGAAGTTTTGAAGCTTATTTAAATGATAGGTTAAAGAAAAAAGGTAGAAGTTCTACTTATTTAGCTAAAGAAGATTACGGACATATTGTATATCCGCAAGGAAAAACAAAAGAAAAACTATTTGATGCTTTTGATGATCTATTTGCAGAGATTAATAAAACTGATGTGATGCAAAAGGCTTTAAAAAATATTGATAGTAAAAAAAAGAAGGCTTTAAAATATTATATAAGTAGCCGTAAAGGTTAAAAGGAGAAAATAATGAATACAGTTGAAACTGGTAAAGTAAAAGGTGCTGAAGGAAGTTTATTTAATTCAGCGTTTATAGCTTGTGGTAAAATAACTTTAGATGATGTTAGTGGTATTGAGGTTGTCCTTAATAAAAAAGTTAAAGATGGTGATCTAGTTATATTGACAGTGGTTAGTGATGATACTACCAAAGCAATAACTCAAGTATTTGGGGTAGTAAGTGATGGAAAAATATCTATTACTAGAAATAATGTTGGGTTTTTGGCAAATGATGCCACTCTAGCTTTTGGTTATGTAGATACCGATAGTACGGGAGTTACATTTGGGGCTTCTACAAACACTACGCCTGGTGTAGTAGATACTACGGCTCAAGTAGAAACTATTACATGTACGGCTGGTGAAAGTACTGGTGCAGGTGATGTAACAATGACTATTACTTCGGCTAATATGACTAATTCTCCTAAAGCTGTTGTGGTTCCTGTTCTAGTATCTGATGATGTTAGTGCTGTTGCTTTAGCGTTAAGAACGGCTTTATTAGCTGATGCTGATGTTATTGGTGCTTTTGATGTATCGGGTGCTGGTGCTGATGCAGTACTTACAGCTAAAGCGACTGGTGGTAGTAATGATGCTGTTGCGCAATATTTAGTGGTTAGACCTGCTAAAAAATAAAAAATAGGAAAATAAAATGAATACAATTGAAAGTTCAAAAATAGCTGGTGCTGAAGGAAGTTTGTTTAACTCTGCTTTCATCGCATGCGGAAAATTAACATTATCTACAGGTGGTGGAGTTCAAGTTATTGATAACCCAAGTGTGAAGGTTGGGGATCTTGTTTTAGTAACTTTAGTTAGTGACGATTCAGGAACTGCTATTACGTCAATACTAGGTGTTGCTGGTGCTGGTGTAGTAACTATTACCCGTACTGATGATGGTAGCTCTGCTGATGATGCTGTTGCTCAGTATCTTGTAGTTAGACCGGAAAAAGTTTAATAAAAAATGCTATCTCTATTACTCAAAGCAAAAAAGAAGTATGGCAAGGTTGGATTTGGTGAAGCTGATAAGAAAGGTGTTACCGGAAAAGACGTTGATCAAAAAGAATTGAAAATGGGGATAGCTCACGAATTAGAGCATACAAAAGATAAAGAGAAGGCTAAGGAAATTGCCTTGGATCATTTAGCAGAACCAGGTAATGAGAAATACTATTCAGATCTAAAAAACAAAATGAAGGAATAAATTATGAATATAACGATGAATTATAAAAAGAAAAATATGTTTCAGAGAATATCTGATTTTTTGAGGGGACGGTAATGTTAACATTATTATTAAAGGCAAAATATATTAGTAAAAAGATGATTGGTGGTAAGCTGGTTTATACTTATAAAAAGGGTGGTTCGAAAATTCCTAGTCATTTAGGCGAACAGGCAATGAGAGGTGGTGATTTGTCTTCTAAAAGCAGAAAGGAATTAGGAGCAATGGTTAATGCTGGGGCTAATACAGATAGTGGCAAAAGTGCTAGAGCTGAGTTAACTAGAAGATTAAAAGAAAATGGCGGGAAAACAACTAATGCAAATGTTCCTAAAATTAGTTCTATACAAGCTTTAAACCGTGTGGATGTGGCGATATGCATGGTAAAAGAGTTGTAGTCACAAAAGAAGAATATGAAAAAACAAAAGGCGATAAAGAAGCTATGAAGAAATTGGCTTTGAAAAAATTAGGGTATTAATAAAACGATGGAAACTTTACAGAATTTAGGAGTAACAGGGATGTATGTATTGGGAGTGATTAATTTAGTGTTGGCAGGTGTAGCAAGTTTATTATTTTTTGCATTTAAAAATTATGTAAAATCTAATAGTGAAACTATGAAAAGTCTTCAGGATGGACAACAGGCTTTGAAGGATAGCATACATGACTGGAAGTATCAGTTTGCTCAAAATTATGCCGAAAAAGAAGATAATAAATCAAGTCACAAAAATATGTGGAGTGAGATTAGAAGAATAGATCGAAGTATGGTTTATTTAGCTACTAAAAGTCCTGATGTAGATATAAAAGATATGCAAGCGATAGCAGGTGGAGATCATGGCTAATTTGTTAAATATGTTTAGTGTTGATAATTTGTATCGGTTAAATGATTGGTTAAATACCAGGTTAGGCCAATGGTTAGTTATTATGGTAATCGTTTCGGTAACTGTTTGGGTAAGTGTAAATATATTAGATGAAATTTTAAAGAAAAAGCATGCTACTCTGATAGGGTATCTTTTAGTTTTTCCATTAAGTATATTGAGAGGGTTTGGGTTTCCTTATCAATTTTATAATAGACAGGGTGCTCTATTAGAAATACCTATTAGAAAGGCTACGATGACAATATGGGCTGAAGGAGTTGTTTTTGCGTTTATGGGTATAGCTTTTTACTTGATGTGGAATAAATATGTTTTTACTAATAGAATGGCAATTTTTAGATTTATTGCTAGAGTGGTTACATTAGGTCAAAAGAAATTTAAAAAGTAAGTGAGAAAAAAATGAACAAAACAGGACATTAATTATGAATAAAATAAAACGAGTAGTAATACATTGTAGTGCATCAAGTTTTGGGGATGTAGAAACTTTTAGAAGATATCATGTGAATGGGAATGGTTGGAGAGATATTGGTTACAACGGTGTTATTCTGAATGGTTACCGGAAATTAAATGGTGATTATAAGTCTGAAGAGATTGGGGCTTTTGAAGAGGGTAGGGCTTTAGATTTTTCAGCATATATAGAAAGTGATGAAAGGGGTGCACATGCTTTAGGTTATAATCATGACTCTGTTGGTATCTGTATGGTTGGTAATACTAAATTTCATTGGCAACAAATTCAAACAGCATTAACAATTTGTAAAATATTCAATGCAATTACTATCGGCAATGATATTGAGATTATCGGTCACTATGAGTCTGTGAGATCAGGTGGTAAAACTTGCCCTAATATCGATATGGATATATTTCGAAAGGTTTATGAAAAAGATAATTATAGTGAGAAAATAATAAAAAAGAAATTCAAGAAATGTTTAATAAATTAGCGAGGAAATAAAAATGAGCAAAATTACTAAAAAAATAAAATATTATATAAACTGTTATGCATTGAGAGGTGGAGCTTCTAAAATGACAGATGCATTGATACCGTTTGAATTGGAATGTGCTGAAAAACTTCCTAAAAGTGGTAAAAGAATTCATACAATGGTTGGAGCTTCAGCAGGTGGTTTGGAAACTGGTAAGATATCAAATGGTTTAATTGGGGTTAAAGGTGAAAGAGTTTTAAAGAGATTGAAATACGATAAGGTATTGAGAGATACTTGTAATTGGAATTTTTGGAAAGTGCTGAAGTTGCCGGTAACTATTGCAAAATTAAAAACAGTAGTAAGCAGAGATATGCAAAAAGTGTTGAGAGAGGTAATGTCCTGGAAAAATACAGAGAAGGTTGGATATGTAGAGAATCCTATTATTGTTGTAGCTAGTCGAACTGAGATAGCTAAAATTTCCGGTATTAAATGGTTAAAATCTTTTGTAGATACATTGAGAGCTTTAACGGATCCTAAAGTAATTAAAAAAGGGTTGAAGAATTGTGGTATTTATTATGCTACTAAAGAGGGTTGGTATATTTATAGAAATGATCTTGGGTATATGAAAATATCTGATACCGTAAGTCCTATGTCTGATTGTGTTTATGCTACATTTGTAAATGATTTTATGAAGTGCATGAAATTTAAGATAAAACTTAATGAAGCCGGTCGGCATATATTTGGCAAGAAATTTCTAACGTTTAAATCGTTTGATGGTGGTATTTTTAATAATGAAGCTAATTTACCGTTCTTCGAGAGAATTTTTCAATGGATTCAATTGTCATATACCAAAGAGCCTAATAAGAAAAAGCCTGATTGCTTAAGTGATGCTTTTTATAATAATTGGAGAGTAGAGTTGGGAAATTTTATTAAACTAAAATGTAAGGATCCTAAAAGAGAGTTTCTTGAAGGATTTACAGATGAAGGCATTGAAGATATGTATGATGATCGAGTGCCAACAAATATTTTAAGATAGTAATGCCAATAAAAATAGGAATAGAGGTTTATAATGGCTAAAAAAAGTAAAAAAGATAGAACTAGAAACACAACTAGTCAACTGAATCATATAAATGCCCCTGCTGAAGCTATGGCAGTTAATAATGATCCAAACATTGTAACTGAGCAACAAGTAAGGGAATTATCTGCAGATCTGCACGAAAGAAATATATTTGAAAGTTACAAGCCTATGAGGGAAAGAATTCTCAAGGTTAATTATGATGTGATTGAAATGATGTGTAATAATAATCCTATTATAAATGCAATCATAAATAAACGTTGTGAGCAAATGAGGCCTTTTTGCCATGTTGCTGATGATGATAAAGATCGAGGGTTTAAAATAGTTCCTAGAAGAAATGCTCCTGACAACATAAAAAACGATAAAGATACTATGGCTCTTTTAGAAGATTTTTTTATGCAAACAGGTTTTATGTATGATGATGAAAGAGAAGATGATTTTGCTGATTTTATTCAGTTGTTAACTAGAGAAGCTTTGACGTTTGATCAGAATACTACAGAAATTCAAAGAACTAATAGAGGAGAAGTTTATGCTTTTTGGTATATCGATGGTACCAGTATAAAAAGAGTTGATGAAAAGAAAGGTGCTGAAGTATATGGTAAAAAATATAAATTTATTCAAGTTGATAAACAGAATAGAGTTATTACCAAATTTACTAATGATGATCTGATTTTCGATTACATGCACAAAAGAGCGCGTTTAAAATATCGCGGTTATGGTTATGCTAAAGCAGAGCAATGTATTGATATTATAACAACCATTCTTTTTTCATTTTCATATAATAAAGATTTGTTTATGAAAGATAAAATCCCTAAAGGTTTTATAAAAGTGATGGGAGATATTAACGATGCTACTATCAGAAAAGTGAGACAGGCCTGGATAAATGAAATGGAAGGCTATGGAGGGAAATTCAAGGTTCCTATTGTACCTTCCGGAAAAGATGGTGTAGGAATAGAATGGCAATCTCTAGGAATGAATAATAGAGATATGGAATATGATAAACTCATGAATTTGATGATGTCTATTATAGGTGCTGTTTTCGGTATTGATTTAGCAGAGGTAGGAATAAAAACAGACAATTATAGTCCTATGATTGGTGAAAGTGGTGATGGTAGATTACAACATAGTAAAGATACCGGTCTTGGTTCGTTGCTTATGTATTCAGAGACTTATTGTAATAAAATATTATCAAAGATAACTCCATGGTATAACTTCAAATTTACAGGTGTTAAAAATGATGATAGAGAGGCTGAAGCTAAAATCCATAGAGCTGAAGTTGAAAGCTATAAAACTATAAATGAAATTAGAGAAGATCAGGGGTTAGAGAAAATTGAAGAATCTTATGCTGATGTAGTGCTGAATCCTCAAGCTGTTCAGATTTTTAATCAAGAAAAACAGAGTGAACAGATGGGTGAAGAAGGAATGGGTGAAGATGGGTTAGAAGGCGAAGATGTCTCCGGAGATGGGATAGATGATACTGCGGTAGATAATGCAGGTGGTGAGTCAGATCTTGGTGAAAAAGGTGAAAAGTTTACGGTAGTTGCTGAAGGTAAGGAAGATGATGCTAAACCGATGAAAAAATCCAAACAACCTTCTAAATCATTTGTGGAAATTGTTATATGAGAAGCGGTAAGCTTTTTTTGTTGTTTAAAGCTATTTCCTTTAGAGACGATTTGAAGGGCATTTATTCCAAAGATAAGAAACAGAGAGGCGGTACTAAACATTACCGAATGGTAAAGGTTCAACCGTCTAAAGGCAAGCCTTATTGGAGAAAGCAATTAGTTGGCCAGGGTTTCAACGATGCTTTAAACAAAATAGATAAAAAACCAAATTATACAGTTGGTGAAACTGGAAACATTTCTAAGAATGTAAAATTTTCGGTATCTATGGCTTTGGCTGATAATACCGATAAGTTTATGTATAAAACTATTAGAAATCAGTTAAAAATTCTCAAAAACCCTAAAACTAAATCAGAATTATTGACAAAATATAAAGATCTTCAAAACAAAATATTAACTAGAGGCGAAATTACTCAAGATAAATTATATGCAAAGCAAAAGCCGACTAGTGACGATTTAGATGTAAGCGAGAAAATTACTTATATCGAAAACAGGGTTCATGAAAGCGCGGATAATAAGAAAGGTGTAAAAGAAAATGATATTTCGCCTATTAATTATGATAGGCGAAAGGCTAAAAAACTACGAGAAGAGTACGCTTTTTATAATATTTCAAAAGATAAAATAAACAAAATAAGAACTTCGGATGATCCTAGAGAGTTGGATAAATTTGCTATTGCCAACTATCCAATACTTCATTTTATTGTCAATCGTTCTGTATGGCAGACTTTGAATAAGGATAAGAAAGGTAGCAATTCTGATATAATTACATCGGCTGGTAACTGGAAAACATTAAAATCTGAGGAAAGAGAGGATATTGTTCAAAATATGATGGTATCTTTGATAGGTTATTTAAAGGGTAAGTCGGGTAATGCAACAAAACGAAATGAATTAAAAAAGATTAAAGATAAATTGAGGATCCAAACTTTAGTATTAGATTCTAAGAATCTCACCAAAGAGAGAAGAAGTGAAGCGAAAAAGAATATATCTGAGCTAATTATTCAGCAAAGAAGGTTAGCAAGTGAATACAATAGCACTATGGAATGGACTTATGATGTAAGTAAACAGAGTCCGGTTTTAGATACTGTAGAAAATAATGCAGATGGAACTCCTAATTCTCATTATGGCAAATCTAAGTTTGGGTTGAGGGTTTGGCAAAATTTATCAGGGAAAGTTTACGATTATTTTAAGACAGGTGGGAAAGCGAATATAAATGCTATTAGTATGCAGACTCCAATATCTGATAAAGCAGGTGGTGTTACTGAATTAGGAGATTTGTTGCAAGCGGTAAAAGATAATCCAAATAGGATATTAACTGCTGAAGGTATTCAAAGAGGGGTCGATAGTGCTGTTAAGATGCTAAAAAACCGTATTGTCGAGCCCGGAATGAATGAAAGTCAAATTATAAAGAAACTAAATCCATTAAAAACTATTGTTAAAAGAGCTGAAAAGAGCAATAAAGCAGTACCGGTAAATGTTTTAGAAAAAATAAAAACTCTTGAAGGAACTTTAAATAGAGTTCAGGCTATTCCTGAAAAAGAAAGGATAACGAAGATATGCCTTTGCAAAAGAATTTCTTAAGGAATTGATGAATCCTGAAAACCATGGAAAACATAAATCTTTTGAGAGTAAGAATAAAAATGATAGTGCACCATTTACTAATTATATATTGGATAAGATTAATAAAAATAAAACAATAACTAAATTTCATGGAACTATGGCTAAAACAAATTTTATTGATATAAAAAACAAAGTGCTTAAACCTTTGATGAATCAATATGTGTTTGGTGGTTTAGTTGCGATGAAGTCTATGAATTTTTCTAATTTTGAAGAGTTGGTTAAAAGCGAAAGGTTTGATGCTGATAATACTGCAAAAGTTATTGAAAATTTTTATGTAGCTTTTTATGGTGAAAAAGAATCTGCTAAGAAATTAGTTATAGGTGTGAAAAAATGATAACGCTTAAGCTATCTCGTAGGAAGAAAAAAGAAATTAGTAGACGCTTGATTCTTCAGAAATCAGGTGGAGAAATATCTAAATTACCAATGGATAAAAATGGTAAAGTTGATTACAGTGCTATAAGAAATGGTGAAAGTTTTTGGGTTACTATCGATAATAATTATTTTGTTTTATCAAAGAGCGAAAATAAATTTTTCATAAATACTAAAAAAATGGAAAATACAGGTGTTGGATCTAAGGTTCAGGAGGTATCGCCAAAAGGCTATACTTTAGAGGAACTTAGAGAAAAAAGAAAGCGAGGTTAAATTATGTGTTCAGAGTGTGGAAAAGAATATCATGATATTAGTTTAAAAATTCAAGGAATAACTGAAGATAATAAGAATAGCAAGTATTTAAAAGCTATTGAGTCTATCGGTAATGTTCTAGAGATTGAAACTTTAGTAAAAGCTAAAGCCACTGGTAATAAATCACCAGGAACTGATAGTTATGAAGAGATAATAAAAGAAAATCCTAAATATAGTCAAGAGTGGGAGTTGGTGCCAAAAGCCTTTAAACAGCTAGAAGAAGAGTATTATAAGAAGCAAATGAGTGTTTTAAAGCAGGTTACGGCCGGTATAATCAGGTTTACTCAGAATGATTTGAAAAAATCTAAAGATGATCTAAAGCCATTTAAAGTAAACGGTAAGATAATTTATGATAATAAGTCCGGAAAACCTTTAACTGTTAAGCAATGGGAAACTATAAGAAAAAACATAACTGATTATTTGCAAGAGTATTTTGTGGCTAACGGGTATCAATTGGCTGAAGAATCAGCGGTTATTCAAGGTATGTTAAGTGCTTTACAAAATGAAGGTTATGATGAAAACAAGATTGATTTAAAAGATCTTAAGCGTACTGATAGTTTTGAAAAATGGTTAAAAGATGAACGGTTAACTTCTAAGTGGTATGATGAAATGTATAATGTGTTTTCAGATACCGCGGAATATGTCGTAAATATGTCAGATACTGTAAAGAAAGATATTAGCCAGGTATTAAGAGATGGTTTAAAAGAGCGTAAATCTGATTGGATGTTAGAACAGGAAATTAGAGAGTTATCTAAAGATGATGGTAAGTGGTCAAAGGATTGGGGTAGAATAGCGAAAACTGAAATAGCTTCAATTCGTAGTGATATGCAGATTGCCGATATACTTGAAATATCTGATGGCGTACCGGTATATTTAGAAGGTGCCGGAAATCCTAATGCTTGTAAATTATGCAAAAGAGATATTATTGGTAAAAAGTTTCGAGTGTTAGAGGCAAAACCAAAGAAAGGTTTCAATGATGAAATAGCTTCAGATTCTATTTGGATCGGTAAAAGATCAATAGGTTATGGAGCTAAAGTTAAGCGTGGAGCTATACCGAGACACCCTTTTTGTGCTTGTTGGTGGATAACATGGGTACCAGGCTTCGAAGATTGAAATTGACACTGTTTGAAAAAGAGGAATAAATATACTAAATAGTATAGAATTATTATTATGATCAATGAAAAAGCATATATTGAGTTTGGCGACAACATTTTAATTAAAGCTGATAAGAAAGATGATAGCATCATTTACATTGAAGCCTCTAACGAAAAAGAAGATAGCCAAAATGATACTGTTTTAAAAAAAGCTCTTGAATGTCAAGTAGAGTATTTTTTGAAGCGTGGTGTTATTTCTTATGACCACTTACATAAATCTGAAAAAGATCCTAAATATATTATTGGCGAACCTTTGGATGTACAGTTTACTGATGATAGAAAAACTTTAGTAAAAGCTAAGTTGTACCCATCTAATAAAATAGCTCAAGATATAAAATCTAAAATCAATGATAAATCAAAACGTGTCGGTTCTTCAGTTGGTGGTTATATTACTAAGAGAGTTAAGGGTTATAATAAAACATTAAAAAAGAGTTTTAATTTTATAACTGGTTTAATTTGGGACGAAGTTGCTTTAACGTTGAAGCCTGTAAATAGTGATACGATGGGAAACGTTTCTTTTGTCCCTTATGCTGAATTTCAAAAAAGTTTTGTTTGTGAAGGTTACAATGATGTATTGCTCAGAAAGGCTCTAGAAGCCGGTTCAGGCACAAACCATGCAACCTTTACCGGAGGAAGAGCGTTAATCTCTGAGAGCCTTATGGGTTCTACTGTTCCAACTATCGGAAAAGATGTTGTAAAAAATTATCTTAAGATGGTTATCGATGGAAGAGTACGTACATATGATGAAGTGATACAGTTAACTAAAGCTTTGGGTCATACTGAAGAAGTAGCTAACCAAGTTGCTGTTTACATCATTGAGAATATTGATAGAATAAAATCATTAAGAGGAGAAAAATAATGAGAATATTTAAAAAAGCTAAACAAAAATTCGAACAGCTTAAAAAATCAGGAGATGTTCCTGAAGAGTCTGTAGAGTCTATTTTTGATTCAGCTCTTGCGGATCTTGAAGCGGTAAATAAATCAGAGGGAACCCCTACTGAGGAACCTATTGAAGAACCTGTAGAGCCTACAGAGGAGCCGGTTGAAGAGCCAGTAGAACCTGTAGAGGAACCTGTTGAAGAGCCTGAAAACCTTGAAAAATCAGTTAGTGATATTTTAGGTGAAGATGCTCAAACTGCTGAAGCGATTGACGTAGAGCCTATGTTAAAGGCTATTGTTAATGCTACTGAAAAAGCAGTTACTGGTAACAACAAATCTGTTTCTGAGCTTAAAAAGTCTATAAGTGCCTTAACTGGTCTTGTAACTAAAATGAGTAAAGTGCAAATTGCTGAAGGTAAATTATTGAAGTCAATGATGGTTGATGTTCAAGAAGTTGCTGATGCACCAAGAGATCGTCAAGCACAGTTAAATGTGCAAGAAAGATTTGACGGTGGTGAAGAGGCTTTAACAAAAGCTCAAGCTACTGAAAAATTAGAATCATTAATTAAATCAAAACAATTAAGTAATGAACAATGTTATACCGTTGAGCAACGGATTAACAGAGGTCAAGATTTACCTGTTTGGTTTAATGACATGAAAATAAAAGGAGAAAAATAAAATGGAAGGTATGCAAGGATTTATGAATGGCGTTGAGGGATTCAACGTTGCAAACCAAATGGTTTTAGAGGATCTTCGGAAAGCGTTATCAGCAGGAAGCGGTACAGACAGTGCTAGTTTTACTGGTGGTAGAGCTCTTATTCCTGAGAGTCTTGATAAAACTTTAGTAAACGTCTTGTGGAATCAAGATGAAGCAAAGCTATTTAAAAAGCTTAAAAAGAAACCAGTTACTTCTGTTGTTCACGAATGGAACAAACGTACTGAAGTCGGAAACGGTGAAGGTGCATGGGTAGGAGAAGGTGGAGAATCTTTTGAAAAAGATCAAACAATCGAACGTATCACTCTTCAGATGAAATATCTGCAGACAAAAAGAAGTGTAACACTTCAGACTGTAACTGCAAATACTACTGAAGGTGCAGAGGCTATTGAAGTTAATGCCGGTACTCTTTGGTTAATCAGAGAAGTTGAAAAAGTTCTTTTCAATGGTAACTCTAGTGTTATATCAGAACAACCTGATGGACTTGATGTTCTTATTCCAAGTTCTAACGTACTTGACCTTCGTGGTGAAACTGCAAATTCAACTATATTTGAAGAGTCAATGACAAAAGGTGCTAGAATTGTTCGTGATAACTATGGTCGTCCTACAGATCTTTTCTGTAAAACTAACGTCATGGAAGATGTTCAAGGAAGATTGAGAGATCGACTACGTTTTGGTGTTGATGGTCAGAGTAAAGATGGTATTTCTACATTTGAAAGATATCCAACTCCATTTGGTAAATTAGATCTTCAAGATGATGTATTTATTAATGCTGGTCTTGTACCTGCTGAAAGTTCATTGTCAAGTCGTGTAACTACTGCTCCTACATTTACTGTAGCAAAAGCTAACTCAAGCTCTAAGTTTGTTGCTGGTGATGCTGGTACTTACAAATATCAACTTGTTCCTGTAAATGCTTATGGTCAAGGTACTGCTTCTGCTGAAGTTACTATGGCTAGTGTTGTTGCAAATGATATTGTTACTTTAACATTGACTAATGCTGGTGCTTTAATTACTGCCGGTGCAACTGGTATTAAAGTTTTCCGTACAAACGCAAACGGTTCAGAACTTCGAGAAATAAAAGGACTACTTACTGTAAGTGCTCCTGCTACTATCGTTGATTCAAATGATGAACTTCCAGGAACTTCTTCAGCGTATATCTTGAATCTTGACAATGCTTACAATGGTATTGAATGGGCTCAATTTCTACCAATGATGAAATTCCCACTTTACCCAACTAATGCTGCTATTTACCCATTTCTTATGCTTCTATTTGGTGCTTTAGCACTTAAAAAGAGTGAGCAAATGGTTAGGATTAAAAACATCAGTACAACTGATACTGTTTTCTAATCTGAATAGTTGATGAAATGAAATTAGGGGGTGTCTTTTTGATACCTCCTTTTTTTTATTATTTTTAAAAAAAGGAATACGAGATGAGTCAAGATATAACAAAATTAACTAATCCAAAGCTTATAGCACTTGCTAAAGAGCTTAATATTGAAGTTGGTGATAATCCAGTTAGAGCAGAACTTGAAGCAAAAATTTTAAAGGCTCAAAGTGGCGATGCTCCGGAATCTAAAGAAATCGAAGGTGTTACAGAAGAAGGTGAATCTGCCACTGTAAATACTGATGATATAGTTGATAATCCTGAAGAAGAAACTGAAGAAGAAACTGAAGAAGATTCAAGTGATGATTCTGAAGATGAAGACGAAAATGAACCTGAAGAAGAAGCTGAAGCTACAGGCATACAAACTTTATGTTACCCAAGACTGAAAGGTACTACAAAAACTTTTGATGGAATCGATGGCGTTGTTGTTTTTGATGCTAAAGGTTTTACTTCAATTGACAGTAGTAAAAAAGAATTATTGAAAGCTGTTCAAGAGTTTGGTAAAAAAACTTTACCAACAAAAAAATAATTCAATTAGAGGGATCCCTGGTATATCCAGGGATTATTTTAAATGACAATAACAAGCCCTAACGAAATAGCAATAATCCAGTTCGGTAAATCTCATACCGGTAAAACTCCTTATTATACGATTAAAGATAGTGAAAATAACGTAGTTATAGCTAGAGATAATACTGGTGTTGTAGAATTAGGTTATGGTATTTATGGGGTTGATTTGGAAAATATTCAATTACCTGATGTGTTAAAGGGAATTATTTTTTGGGATGATGGTGAAACTCCTATAGGCAGAACTGGTGCTGATGATATTAATATTGGTATTGGTAGTTCAAATACTTTTGGTGGGGTAGGTTCTTAATGGTAACACGGCAAACAGCTATTATAGATCAAATTATAAGACTTAAATATTTAGCCTATAAATTTACGGCACCTGAAACAAAGGAAGCTCATGAAATTTTTGAATACGAAAAGATTGAAATATGGTATGGAGCTCCTGATGATGCTAACTCTGAATTATATCAAACTATATTACCTGCCAGTATTATTCATACCGCTGGAACAAATGTTTACGAATATGATGTAAATCCGATACCTTCAGATAAAGCAGGGATGTTTTATGATAAACATTTTTATATTCCTGTAGAAGGCTTTAATACTATAACTGATACTGAAGAATTTTCAGTATCTTGCTGTATTGATGATGAAATAGAAGAAGCTTTAGAAAGCACTAAAGTTGGTTGGACTTTCAAGAATTACCAGGTACCTACCGGAACCTTTGGTGAAGTCGTAACTTATGATGATATCCTTTATACCGGTTTATACGGTATTCCAAAAGTAGCTTTAGATGGTCAAGAAATTCAAAAAGAGCAAATTCAGGAAGTTGTTGAATGGGCTGTTGCTGAAGTTGAGAGATGGTTGAATATTGATATAAGACGTAGAAAAAGAGTTTGCGAACCTTCAGATGATTTAATTCAAGTTACTTCATGGGATGAAAACCCTTTGCATTATACTGATGAAGCAGATCCTTATGATTTTGATCCTGCCACTTGGAGAAATTACGGTTATTTACAATTAGATCATTATCCGGTAATAAATGTTAGTAAATTTGATTTATATTCTTATGTAGACAGTAAATTGATTGATTTAATGTCATGGATAAGGTTAAAGAAACAGTACGGCCAATTAGGAGCTTATCCAAAGATTCAAACAGGTCAAGGTGGAAATCAAGTATTTCCTTTTATTGGTGGCCAAGGTCTTTATATTTATAATTTAACTCAAGGATATCCTTCCGGAATAAAAGTTGATTATGAAACTGGTTTTAAATCTGCCGAATTTGTACCACAAGATATTAGAAGTTTTGTTATGGATTTTGCTGTTATCAATACTTTAGCATGGGTTGGTGATGGTTTATTGGCCGGTTTTAGTTCAAGTTCTGTTAGTATTGATGGAATAAGTGAGAGTTTTAGTTCTACTCAGTCAGCTACAAGTGCTTATTTCGGAGCTCGTATTCAACAGTTAACTAAAAGAATGACTAGAAGCATGGATAAGTTAAAAAGAAAGTATAGTAATATGCCAATTGGTTTTGCATAAAATAAAGGAGAAAACAATGAAAAAATTTTTTAGAGAGTTTTTTAGAAAAATAGGTAGAGAAATTAAATCTATTTTTAGTGCTAAATTAAGAGAGACAAGAGCTGAATTAAAAAGCAAAGCAAAAAAGCAGATTATATCTAAAATTATTCCTGAAATAAGAAATAAAATAGATAACGGTGGCGTAATTGCAGATGCTTTAAAAGAAAAACTAGATAGTATTTTAAATAAAGCAGAAAATAAAATGGAGAATCTAAAATGAAAGTAACAAAAGAAAGTGTTGAAGCAGTTCTTAAGCAAGTTGTAGAGCTCGTAAATGGCATTACGGCCGGTAAATCGGCTATGAAGGTTCAAGCTGATTGGAGTCTGAAAAAGTTGGTAGAAGAGGCTAATGAATTTTGTATGAAAGCTAAATATTGTGCTGAAAGAGTTATCAACAAAGATAAAGATTATTCTGAAACTGTATCTATAAACAAAGAGCCTAGAATTTATGTGGAAGTTAAAAAATCTTTTGAAGGTGATTACGAAGGTTTAGAAGAGATTAATAAATCTTTATCAGAAAATAAAACTCCTGAAGAGCCTGAAGACTTAATGAAGTCTTTTGATGATAGTTTGGAAGATCTTGAAAAGGCTGGAATTAATTACACCGGTAATCCTGTTGCTAATGATAGTGGTAACGATAAACCTAAAAAATCTAAAGTTGTTACTAAAGTTGTCAAAAATGAATCTATGTCTGATAAAGATAATGAAAATGAAAATGGCGATGAAAAAGGTGACGATGATGATAAAAAGAAAAAAGATAAAAAACAAGCCAATTTGATTAAAAAGTCTGAAGATGAAGAAAAAGAAGAAAAAGAGCCTAAACCACCAAAAGAGCCTGAAGCTAAAAAAACTTCTATGAAAAAATCTTTAGATGAGCCTACCCGAATAGCTCTAGGTCGTAACAGTTTCAGTAGAGATGTTCAAGGTCAAACTGGAATTTTCTAATGGCAAGGTCTTATACAGTCTCCACTAACATAACTCTTGTAGAAGATGCTAAAGAGAAAAGGAGAGATGATA